AAAAGCACTACCGAACACTGGCCGCTGAATACCCCGGGCGCTTTGTGCGGCCGTGGTCCGAAATGAAGGCCGAATGGGACCGCTTCAAAGGCGCCGGCCGAGACGTCATCAACGAAACACTCGACAGCGTGCGCGCCTACTTCGACAACGCGCACGATGTAATGCGCGACGTCTGGGAATTCCCCCGCGTCACCGGCGAAGACCGCCACGGTCACGCCACCCCCAAGCCCGTCGCCATGATGCAGCGCGCCGTCAAAAGCAGCAGCCGCCCGGGCAATGTCGTGGCTGAACCCTTCGGCGGCACCGGCTCCACCCTCATGGCCTGCGAGTCCACCGGCCGCGCCTGCCACACGATGGAGCTGCAGCCGCAGTACGTCGACGTCATCGTCCGCCGCTGGCAAGCCCACACCGGTCGCGAAGCCACCCTCGAATCCACCGGCCAAACCTTCGACCAGGTCGCCGCCGCGCGCGCCTGACACCACCGCCACCGCCCATGCCCACCCTGCACGAAGGCCGACCGCACGGGACGCGCGCCGAGTTCGCGGCGCACATCCAGCGCAGCCCGCCCTACGTCACCAAGCTCGGCCACCAGGGCCGGCTGGTCGAGCGCATGGTGGGCGGCAAGAAGCTGGTGGACTTCGAGCTCTCCATCCGCCTGATCCGCAACACCGAAGACATGGGCCGCGCCCGCAACGGGCAGAACGCCCGCGGCGGCCAGGCCGCGCGACACGACGCTGACACCGCCGCAGACCAGGACCCAGCAGCCGACCCACCACCGCGCACCTACGGCGCCGGCCCGCAACCCAGCCCGCCCAACGACCCCGGCGGCGGCATCGTCGGCGGCTTCGGCGACAGCCACCGCACCGACCGCCTGTACCGCCAGGCGCAGGCCCAGCAGCGCGTGTACGAGGCCAAGCTGGCCGAGCTCGAGTACCGCCAGCGCATCGGCAAGCTGGTGCTGGTGGACGACGTGCGCGCCGAGCACGCGCGCCTGCTGGCCATGATCCGCGAGACCTTCCAGCAGCTGCCCCTGCGCGTGGTGCCGCTGCTGGCTGCCGAGCCCGAGCCCGCCAGCATGGACAGCATCCTGCGCCGCGAGATCGCCACCGCGCTGACCAGCATCGCGCAAGCCGACTGAGCCACCACCCATGGGCGCCCGCGAACCCATTGCCGAGCTGGCCAACTGGCGCACCATCGCCCGCGCCCTGCGGCTGGACTTCCTGCAGCCCGCGCCCGCACTGGACGTCACCGCCTGGGCCGAGCAGCACATCGTCCTCAGCCCCAAGGACAGCGCCGAGCCCGGACCTTACCGCGCCGACCGCACGCCCTACGCGCGCCGGCCCATGGACGACCTGAGCCAGTACAGCCCGGTGGAAGAAGTTGTCCTCATGTGGGGCGCGCAGACCGGCAAGACGCGCATCGGCTCCAACTGGCTGGGCTACCTGGTCGACACCAACCCCGGCCCAGTGATGATCGTCCAGCCCACGATCGACCTGGCCAAGCGCTACAGCCGCCAGCGCCTGACGCCGATGATCGAGGCCTCGGCCACGCTGCGCCGCAAGGTCAGTGAGAACCGCAGCCGCGACGACGCCAACACCACGCTGCTGAAGGAATTTGCCGGCGGCTTCATGGCCCTGGCCGGCGCCAACAGCGCCGCCGGCTTGCGCAGCATGCCCGTGCGGGACATCTTCCTGGACGAGATCGACGGATACCCGCAAGACGTCGACGGGGAGGGCGACCCCATTGCCCTGGCCGAAGCCCGGCAATCCACCTTCGCGCGCCGCAAGCGCCTGCTCACCAGCACCCCCACCACCAAAGACTTCAGCCGCATCGAGCAGCGCTACCAGGAAAGCGACCGCTGCCGGTACCACGTGCCCTGCCCGCACTGCGCGGCCATGCAGCCGCTCGAGTGGGGCGCCGACAAGCCGCACGGCATGCGCTGGGACCGCAGCCCCACCGGCCAAGCCCTGCCCGAGACCGTGCGCTACGTCTGCCGGGACTGCGGCGCCGAGATCCGCGAGCATCACAAGCCCGCCATGCTGGCCGCCGGCCGCTGGGTGGCCGAAGTGCCCGAGCGCAGCGCCGGCCGCCTGCGCGGCTACCAACTCAGCAGCCTCTACAGCCCCCTGGGCTGGCTGAGCTGGCAGACCCTGGTCATCGAGTGGGAAAAGGCCGTCGCCGCCAAGCGCAGCGGCGATCTGTCGCTGCTGCGCGCCTTCATCAACACCCGCCTAGCCGAAACCTTCGAGGAAAGCGGCGACCGCGCCGACGAGCACGCGCTGCGCAAGCGCGCCGCCGACATCCCGCTGCGCCAGGTGCACTGGGGCCTGTACGTGGCCACCATCGGCGCCGACGTGCAGGGTGACCGCATCGAAGCCTACGCCTGGGCCTGGGGGCGCGGCATGGAGCGCCAGCTCGTCGACCGCGCCGTCTTCTACGGCGACCCCGCGCTCGACGAAAGCCAGCCCGGCAGCCCCTGGGCCGCGCTGACCGAGTACCGCCGCACGCCCATCCTGCACGCCAGCGGCCGGCCCGTGCCGGTGCTGGCCTGCATGGTCGACAGCGGCGGCCACCACACGCAGGCCGTCTACGCCTACGCCCGCGCCCACCAGCACGCGCACGTGCACGCCGTCAAGGGCATGAGCCAGGCCGGCAAGGCGCTGCTGGGCAAGCCCACGCCGCAGGACGTGACCTGGCGCGGCCAGAAGATGAAAGGGGGCGTCAAGCTGTGGCCGCTGGGCACGGACACCGCCAAGGCCGAAATCTACGGCCGCCTGCGCACCGCCCAGCCCGGCCCGGGCTACGTGCACCTGAGCAAGCACCTGCCGCCCGAGGTGTTCGACCAGCTCACCAGCGAAAAGCTCGTCACCCGCTACGTCAAAGGCCGCCCCAGGCTGGAGTGGGTCAAGCCCGCCGGCCGCCGCAACGAAGCGCTGGACTGCGCCGTCTACGCCCTGGCCGCCGCCGTGTTCGCCGGCATCGACCGCTGGCGCGAAGGCGACTGGCGCAAGTGGCAGGCCCGGGTGGAAGACCGCGGCCTGTTCGACGAGCCTGCCGCGCCCGCGCCCCCGCCGCCCGCGCTCACCCAAGAGCCGCCGCCCGCGCCGGCCGAGCCCGTTCGCCAGGCCGAGCCGCCGCCCGCCGCCGCCACCACCGCCACCGCGCCGCCCACCCCGCAGCGCCGCCCCGCCCACCGCACGACCATCCCACAAGGACGCCGCCGATGGTGACGACCGCCCACCTGCCCACCCACGCCGACATCGTGCGCGACATGCTCGCCCGCGTGCGCCGCGCCGAGCAGACCGCCGGCCGCCAGCTCGACGAGCAGCTGGCCCAGCAGGTCGAGCGTGAGATCCGCCAGCACTGGGGCGGTGAACAGGTGCACGTGCCGCGCCGCCAGACGCGCGACGCCCGGGCCGAGCGCAACAGCCGCATCCAGCGCGCCTACCTCGAGAACGTGCGCCTGTCCGAAATCGCCCGCCAGGAGCAGATCACCGAGCGCCAGGTGCTGCGCGTCGTGCGCGGCCGCTGACAGGTGACATCCGCCCCTTGAAATGTCACCCCCAACCCCCGCAGAGTGCCCGCCATGAGCGACATCCCCACCCAAGAGCCGGCCGTGCTGGCCGCAGGCGACACCGCCAAGTGGCGCCGCATCCTGGCTGACTACCCGGCCGGCCAGGGCTGGGCCCTGACGTACACGCTGGTCAGCGCCGCCAACCGCTACACCTTCACGGCCAGCGCCGACGGTGACGCCCACCTGGTCACCGTGGCCGCCGCCACCACCGCCACCTGGGCCGCCGCCACCTACACCTGGCGCGCCCAGGCCAGCAAGGCCGGCGAGGTGTACACCGTGGGCACCGGCACGCTCACCGTGCGGCCCACCTTCGCCACCGCCACCGATGGCCGCAGCCACGCCCGCAAAGTGCTCGACGCCATCGAAGCCGTCATCGAAGGCCGCGCCACCAGCGAGGTGGGCGAGTACCAGATCGCCGGCCGCCAGCTGAAGTACATCCCCATCCCCGAGCTGCTGCAGCTGCGCGACAAGTACCGCGGCGAGGTGCTGCGCGAAGACGCCGCCAGCCGCGCCGCCCGCGGCCTGCCTGACCCGCGCCGCGTCTTCGTGCGCTTCGCCCGCCGCTGACCCCACCCGCAGGACTTGCCCATGCCCAGCCTCACCCAACGCCTGCGCCAGCGCGTGGCGCAGTTCATCGCCCCGCCGGTCAATGGCCGCCGCGCCACGCCGACGGTACTGCGCCGCTTCGACGCCGCCCGGGTTGACCGCCTCACCAGTGAATGGTGGACCGCCAACGCCAGCATCAACGAAGAGCTGCGCAGCGATCTCGACCGCCTGCGCGCCCGCGCCCGCGACCTGGCCAAGAACAACGACTACGCGCGCAAGTTCATCGGCATGTGCCAGGGCAACATCGTCGGCCCTGACGGCTTCCGCCTGCAGGCCCGCGTGGTCGACGACAACGGCCGCACGCCCGACCGCCTGGCCAACCAGGCCATCGAAGCCGCCTTTGCCGAGTGGGCCGCCGCCGCCGACATCACCGGCACCATGAGCCTGCGCGACGTGTGCGAGACGCTGGTGGGCAGCCTGCCCACCGACGGCGAGTTTCTGGTGCGCATGGTACGCGGCGCCGCGGCCGGCAACCGCTACAACTTCGCGCTCGAGCTCATCGACGCCGACCGCATCGACACCCAGCACACCGAGCTGCTGCCCAACGGCAACCGCGTCGTCATGGGCGTGGAGCAGGACGAAGCCGGCCGCACGCTGGCGCTGCACCTGTACCAGAGCCACCCGAATGACCTGCGCGGCGCCCAGCAGCGCCGCAAGGTGCGCGTGCCGGTGGCCGAGCTGATCCACCGCTTCCGCGTCGACGTGCCCGGCCAGGCCCGGGGCGTGCCCTGGATGGCCCCGGGCATGGTGAGCCTGCACCACCTGGGCGGCTTCATGCTGAGCGCGCTGCTGGCCGCCGAGAACGGCGCCAACCACTACGGCTTCTTTCGCACGCCCGACGGCCTGCCCCCGGTGGGCAGCGACGAAGCCGGCGACGGCCAGCAGATCACCACCAGCCAGCCCGGCACCTTCGACACGCTGCCCCCGGGCGTGGAGTTCCAGGCCTTCGACAGCAAGTACCCCGAGCAGAACTTCGGCCCCTTCGTCAAGACCACGCTGCAGCGCATCGCCAGCGGCTGGCGCGTGGCCTATCACAGCCTGGCCAATGACCTGGAGGGCGTGAACTTCAGCAGCATCCGCAGCGGCACGCTTGAAGAGCGCGACCGCTGGGCCAGTGACCAGGCGTGGTTCATCGGCGCCTTCCTGCGGCCCATGTTCAACGCCTGGCTGCAGCAGGCGCTGTTGTCGGGCGCGGTGCTGCTGCCCAACGGCAGCGCGCTGCCGGCGTCGCGCCTGGCCAAGTTCAGCATGCACGAGTGGCAGGCCCGCCGCTGGGACTGGGTGGACCCGCGCGCCGACATGGAAGCCAAGGCCCAGGCCGTGCGCGCCGGCCTGATCGCCCCGCAGACCCTGGCCGCGCAGATGGGGCAAGACTTCGAAGACGTGCTGCAGCAGATCGGCGAAGCGCAAGCCCTGGCCCAGCGCTACGGCGTCACGCTCACCGCTTACCAGGGCGCCCCAGGCGCCACGCCGGCCGCGCAGCCCGCGCCAGCACCTGCACCAGCGCCGGCCGAAGCCGCTTGAGCGCGTGCAAGGGCAGGTGACATTTACCCCTGGAAATGTCACCCCGCGGGCTGATGCAATGCCCGCATGCAAGACGCCAACCTTCTGCCGCAGGCCATCCGCGATGCGCAGGCCGCCAAGCCGCTGAGCCGGGCGCTGCAGTTCGAGCGCGCCCAGATCGACGAGGAAGCCCGCACCGCCACGCTGGCCTTCGCCAGCGAAGCGCCGTTCGACCGCTGGTGGGGCCGCGAGATCCTGGACGTCAGCCCCACCGCCATGCGCCTGCAGCGCCTGGCCAGCGGCGCCAACCTGCTGGTGGATCACGACACGCGCGACGTCGTCGGCGTGGTCGAGCAGGTCGAAGTCGGCGCTGACCGCGTGGCCCGCGCCGTGGTGCGCTTCGGCCGCAGCGTGCGGGCTGAGGAAGTCTGGCAAGACGTCCGCGACGGCATCCGCCGCAACGTCAGCGTGGGCTACATGATCCACGCCGCCAAGCTGATCGAAACCGACGACGACGACGACGACACCTACCGCGTCACCGACTGGGAGCCCTACGAGGTGTCGCTCGTCAGCGTGCCGGCCGATCCCAGCGTCGGCGTCGGCCGCGCCCTGGCGCAGCCCCAAGCCGCACCCCACGCGCCCCCCGCACCCTTCTCGGCGCCGGCAGCCGCCGACCCGGCCACCCCGGTGGCCGGCCCTTCGCCTGCTGCCGACCGCGCGGCCCCTGCCGCACCGACCCCGCAACCTCAGCCGCTGAAAGGCCGCACCATGTCCGACGTCCAAGTCACCGAGCGCAACCACGCCGCCGAAATCTCCCAGCTCGCCGCCACCATCCAGGGCTACGACGCCCGCGAGCTGGCGCTCAAGTCCATCCAGGCCGGCCACACGGTCGAGCAGTTCCAGGCCGAGGTGCTGCGCCAAGTGGCCAACAAGCCGCTGGCCGCCGACGTCAAGCTCAACGAGCGCGAGCGCAAGCAGTACAGCTACGTGCGCGCCATCGCCGCCGCCATCGCTCGCGCCGAAGGTCAGGCCGTCAGCGGCTTCGAGGCCGAGCTGAGCCAGGAGCTCGAGCGCCAGCTGCCCGCCAACGCCAAGCGCCACGGCGGCATCTTCGTGCCGATGCGCCTGCAGGCCGAGCGCGCCGCCATCGCCGAATCGCTGTGGAACACCAGCACCAAGGGCAGCAGCACGGTCTTCACCGAGCCCGGCGAGTTCATCGACCTGCTGCGCAACCAAGCCGTGGCCGTCGAGCTGGGCGCCCGCGTCATGGCCGGCCTGACCAGCCCGGTCAGCTTCCCCAAGCAGACGGGCGCCGCCACGGCCTACTGGATGCCTGAGAACGACGGCACCAACGTCACGGCCAGCAACGCCACGCTGGGCAGCGTCAGCCTGACGCCCAAGACGCTGCAGGCCACCACGGCCTTCAGCCGCCAGCTCATGGCGCAGTCCAGCATCGACGTCGAGCAGTTCATCCGCAACGACCTGGCCGCCCAGCACGCGCTGGCCTGGGACCGCGCCGTGCTGCACGGCAGCGGCAGCAACAACGAGCCCACCGGCATCTACGCCGCCAGCAACGTCAACAGCATCGCGATGGGCGGCACGCCCACCTACGGCAAGCTGATCGACATGGTCACCGAGGTGCTGAAGGACAACGCCCTGATGGGCAACCTGGCCTTCGCCACCACGCCGGGCATGGCCGGCAAGCTGGCGCAGACGGTCATCGCCGCGTCGACCGACAGCCGCATGATCTGGACGGGCCCGCTCAACGACGGCCAGCTGGTGGGCTACCGCGCGGTGGCCACCAACCAGGTGCTGGCCACGCTGGGCAGCGGCAGCGACCACGGCGTCATCTTCGGCGACTTCACCAGCGTGATGATCGGCACCTGGGGCGCGCTCGAGATCGTGGTCGATCCCTACGCGCTCAAGAAGCAGGGCATGGTGGAAGTCACGAGCTTCCAGTTGGCCGACATCGCCCTGCGCCACCCGCAGAGCTTCTGCAAGGCCACCGGCGCCACCATCTGAGGCGCCTGAGCATGCGCGTGCGCTTCGTCCGCGGCACGGCCCTGGGGGGCGTCGGCAACGACGCCCACCCGGGCGATGTGCGCGACTTGCCGGCCACGGTGGTTGCCATTCTGGTGGCCGCCGGCCGCGCGCAGCCGCTGCCCGACGAGCCGCCCGCGCTGCTGCAGGCGCTGGACGCCGTGCAGCAAGCGCACGCCGCCATGGTCACCCCGGCCCCCGAGCCCGCCACCACAACGCCGCCGCGCCGCCCGCGCAAGGCCGCTTCAAAGGACTGACGCATGGACACCATCGGCGACGCCACCCTCACCAACATCCAGGCCCCGGCCGCCATCAGCGCCGACGGCAACAGCGCCGGCATCGACGCGCGCAGCCTCAAGGGCCAGGGCGCCATCGTGCTGATGGCCCGCAACACGGCCGGCAGCACGCCCACGCTGGCGCTCAAGCTGCAGGGCTCGCCTGACACCGATGCGGTGACCAGCGTCACCCCGGGCAGCAACACCGGCACGGGCAACTGCTTCGATGTCGTCGCTGGCCCCGATGCGGTGGCCGAGACCATCACGCTGACCTTCAGCAACGCCACCACGGCCGCAGTCGTCGGCGCCACCTCGGGCGCCCTGGGCAACGCCACGGTGGGCCAGCGCTTCACCAGCGCTTACGTCG